AGGATAAGGAAATGCAGTTACTTGAATTCATGGTGGATTACGATCTGCCGGGGTTTGAAGACAAGGATGAAGACGGCGAGCCTACAGGAATTAAATTACCCTATGTGATCACGATTGATGAGAATTCGTCACGTGTCGTCGGTGTTCGCCGTAATTGGCAGGAGAGCAACGAGCTTAAATTACGCAAAGAGTATTGGGTGCATTACATGTTGGTCCAAGGACCAGGGGCCTATGGCCTTGGTTTCTTGCACTTGATCGGTGGTTTGGCTAAAACAGCGGGATCTGCACTGCGTCAACTGACCGATGCAGGTACGCTCAATAACCTGCCTTCAGGGTTCAAGGCCAAAGGTGCTCGGATTGAGAATGATGATGTGCCGATCAAGCCCGGTGAGTGGCGCGATATGGATGCTGGCGGTGCAGAACTGCAGGCTTCTCTCTTACCACTGCCCTATAAGGAACCGAGTCAGACTCTGTATCAGCTTTTAGGCTTTTGCGTGGACGCTGGTCGGCGCTTGGCCAGCATCACAGACCTGCAGGTAGGTGATAGTAATCAGAACGCTGCCGTGGGTACGACGATTGCATTGCTGGAAAAGGGTTCCAGTGTGATGTCCGCAATCCACAAACGCTTGCATTACGCCCAGCGTTTAGAGTTTCAGCTACTGGCCGAAGGTTTTGCGGAGTATTTGCCTGCTGAGTATCCCTATGATGTGCCTGGGGAGTCGCGAAAGATCAAACGCAAGGACTTTGATTCGCGAGTAGACATCCTTCCTGTGTCTGATCCGAACATTTTTTCGGTGGCGCAGCGCATTACGATGGCTCAAACGGAGCTGCAACTGGCTCAAAGTGCCCCGCAAATGCACAATATGTATGAGGCTTATCGCCGGATGTATGAGGCGATTGGCGTGCGGGATATTGATTCGTTGTTAAATGGCCAAAATGTGGATCAACCCAAGGATCCGGCAAGTGAAAATGCGCAGGCTTTGGACGGTTTTACACTAAAAGCCTTTGCAGGTCAGCAGCATGACGCGCATATCATGTCGCATCTACTTTTTGGCCTTTCTCCGATGATGGCGGCTATGCCACAAACGGCTGTGTTGCTTCAAAAACACATCTTTGAACACATCAAAATCAAGGCTGAAGAGGCAACGGAAGCGGAATTGTTTCAGCAATACGGCGTAGACCCTGATCGGCTTGTTTCGCCACTGCAAAAAGAGGCCATGGTTGCTCTAAAAGTGGCGCAATTCTTTCAAGAAGTGAAGCAAATGCAGGCGCAGATGTCTGGCGAAGGTCAGCAGCAGCCTGATCCGTTGATTGAGTTGAAGAAAGCCGAGATTCAGCAGCGTGGACAGACCGAACAAGCCAAGATTCAAGTGGATCAACAGCGTTTAGCCTTTGATCAGCAGCGTGAAGCGAATGATGTGGCGATTGATCAGGCTCGTTTGGCTCAACAGCAACAGTCTAATCAAGCTCGTATTATGCAAATGGCTCAGCCAAGGGGGCAAAATGCGCGGTAAACCTACCAAACCACAAAAAACAGTTAAGAAAAACCTTCGTGAAGCGCGAAAAGAGGGTATTGTTTCGTCGCCCGCGCCTAAGCCCATGATGGTTTATCGTAAGGATGCTTTTAAAAAGGTGAAGATTACGTAAAATAATGTATTATTAAATGATATGCCTTCAGACGGTGGCAAAAACTGTCTGCTTCATTGGAGTAATCCATGCTTGAGTTTACAGAAACGCTTTTAAAGCGCGTTCGTCAGCTAAAAGCCGACGCTGAAGTGCTGGTTCTTGGCAACCGGATCACTTCGATGGAGCAGTACAAGCATTTGATGGGCCGTATCGAGGGCATTTCGTTTGTGGAAGCTGAAATCCACAAGTTATTGAAACAAAACCCTGACGATTAAGGATTCCATCATGACAGTGACTGCTTTAGAGCAAAAATGGGCGAAAAAAGCTGAAGAAGCGCCCCCTGCTCTTACGGATGCTTATACCGAAGAAGGTGATTTGCGTATCGAGGACCTTCAGGCATCTGTTTTAGATCGTATTCCGAAGCCAACAGGCTGGCGAATCGTGATTCTTCCCTATCGTGGTGCAAAAAAGAGCAAAGGCGGTATTGCGCTTGCGGATCAGACCGTGGAACGCAATCAATTAACCACGACTTGCGGCTATGTGCTGGAAGTTGGGCCTTTGGCTTATCAAGATCAACAAAAATTCCCTAATGGCCCGTGGTGCAAGAAAGGGGATTGGATCATCTTTGGTCGTTACGCTGGTGCGCGAATGAGTATTGACGGTGGTGAGATTCGAATCCTCAATGACGATGAGATTCTTGCAACGATCAAAGATCCTAAAGATATTTTGCACATGTGAGGTGAATGATGGGACTTAATAATCCAAATGATCCGCTTGAGTTTGACCTTGGGGAAAACGAGCAAGAAACAGAGGTAGCTATTCAGGCTCCTGAAGAGGAGTCTAGTCAAGGGCAACAAGCAAATGTTGCTCAAGGTAATGAACAGCAACGGGCTGAACTTGATGCAGTTAGTGACACTGTCCAAAAGCGAATTGCTAAGCTAACAGCTCGCATGCGTGAAGCGGAGCGCCGTGAGCAGGCAGCGTTGGAGTATGCCAAGGGATTGCAGTCAAAAACGCATGATCTTGAAAAGCGTCTTGTCCATACGGATTACAGCCGCTTAAGTGAGGCCAAGCAACGTCTTGATACTCAGCAACTAACCCTGAAGGCCATTGTCAAAAAGGCCCGAGAAGAGGGCGATGTTGACACCGAGATGGAGGCTAATCAGCGTTTATCAGATGTCACTGCTGAGCAGCGACAAGTCAATCTTTGGCTTAATTCACAACAACAGCAACTTCAACAGCCTCAACAGCCTCAACAGATCCAGCAGGTTCCTCAATATCAACAACCTCAGGTTCAACAGCCCCCAAAACCAAGCATTCGTGCTGAGCAGTGGGCGAAGGATAATGATTGGTTTGGGAAGAATCGGGTGATGACTTATGCTGCTTGGGGCATTCACCAGAGTTTAATTGAAGAAGAGGGAGTTGACCCCGAATCTGACGAATATTATACTGAGCTGGATAGCCGGCTGCGGGAGCAGTTTCCCAAGCAATTTCAACAGTCGGTTTCCGTTCAATCCAGGGCTCAGCGTTCCGCGCCTGCTGTAGCTCCTGCCTCCCGTAGTTCCGGGATAAATAGTGCGCGCCGTTCTGTCAGGCTATCGCCTAGTCAGGTTGCTATGGCAAAAAAATTGGGCGTTCCTCTTGAGGAATACGCCAAGTATGTGAAGGATTAAATATGAGTGAAACGCTTACTATCGATAGAGCCCCTCGCAAAAACCGCGAAAAGGAGACTCGTCGCAAACCTTGGACTCCGCCTTCACGTCTTGACGCACCCCCCGCCCCTGAAGGATATAAGTATCGCTGGATTCGCGCAGAAGTAAACGGTTTTGAAGACAAGCAGCATGTGTATGGTCGTTTGCGGGAAGGTTATGAACTTGTTCGTAACGAAGATCTCCCCGAGGAACATCAGGGCAGTCTTCCAGTAATGGAAGATGGAAAGCATGCTGGGGTCATTGCAGTCGGTGGTTTATTGCTGGCTAAAGTGCCCTTAGAAACCATTGAAGAGCGTAACGCGTACTATCACCGGAAGGCCCGGGATCAAATGCATGCCGTAGACAATGAAATGATGCGCGAAAATGCTCATTCTTCTATGAGAATTCAAAATCCTGAACGGAGTTCTCGTACTACATTTGGAAGCCGAGGCTAACTCGGAAATTTAACTTTTAAAGGACTGAATCATGGCAAATACCAATAAGGCTTTTGGTTTTCGCCCGGTCGGTGCAAATGGCGCGGGGTATGACACACAAGGTCTTACTTCGTATCCTATTTCAGCTAACTATGCGACATCTATCTTCCAGGGTGATGTTGTAACGTTGGCCAGCGGCTACTTGGCTGCAGGCACTACCTCGGGTGCAATTGTTGGTGTGTTTGTGGGATGTAACTATACGGATCCCACCACAGGCAAACCAACTTGGAGTAACAAGTACGTTCAAACTAACGCAAGCGATATCGTTGCAATGGTTGCTGACAACCCCAACCAGCTCTTTGTTGTTCAGTGCTCGGGTATTGCAGCCGCAACTTGCATTGGTCGCAATGCGCAGGTTGATACCGGTACGTCAGGCAACACCACCACAGGTGTTTCTGGCCAGCAGGTTGGCGTACCCGCAACAGGCAATGCTACCTACACCTTTAAGGTGGTCGGTGTGTATGAAGCCGATGGGAACAACGATGTGACCTCTGCCTATGCAGATCTCATCGTTGCCGTTAACAACCACCTCTACAAAGGTGGCACTGGCACTGCAGGAGTTTAATCATGGCCATTACACGCGCTCAACTAGTCAAGGAACTGGAGCCCGGCCTCAATGCGCTGTTTGGCATGGAGTATGACCGCTACGAAAACGAACATGAGCAGATCTTCTCGATTGAGTCGTCTGATCGTGCGTTTGAAGAAGAGGTTATGTTGACCGGCTTTGGTTCCGCTCCTGTAAAACAGGAAGGTGCTGGCGTTAACTACGACAGCGCTCAGGAGTCGTTTACCGCTCGGTATACCCATGAAACGATCGCTTTGGCATTTGCATTGACTGAAGAGGCCATCGAGGACAACCTCTATGACCGCCTGTCGGTGCGTTATACCAAGGCGCTTGCTCGTTCCATGGCAAACACCAAGCAGGTTAAAGCTGCTGGCATCCTCAACAACGCGTTCAACACAACCGGTGCTTACAACGGTGGTGACGGCGTGTCGTTGTGTAACAGTGCTCACCCCACCGCGCTCGGTCCTAACTTTAGCAACACACCTACCGTTGCTTCTGATTTGAACGAGACGTCGCTTGAACAAGGCATCATCGATGTTGCCGGGTTCACCGATGAACGTGGGTTGAAGGTTGCTATTCAGGTCACCAAAATGGTTGTTCCCAAAGAGCTTCAGTTTACGGCTGAGCGCTTGATGAAGACCACGCTGCGTCCTGGAACGGCTGACAATGACATCAACGCGGTGCGTTCGATGGGTATGGTTCCACAAGGCTACACCGTGAACCACTTCCTGACCGACGTAGACGCTTGGTTCTTGTTGACCGATGCGCCCAACGGCCTGAAGATGTTCCAACGTTCTCCAATTAAGAACGCTTTCGAAGGCGACTTCGACACCGGAAACGTTCGTTACCGCGCCCGCGAGCGCTACAGCTTCGGCTGGTCCGATCCGCGTGGCATTTATGGAAGTGAAGGGGCCTGATGTAATTCATCAGCTTCTATGGAACCCCGCCCAAAAGGCGGGGTTTTTATTGACATTTTTAGTTTTACCTGATAAAAACCTATTATTCTCGGATAACCCGGGGCGTCAGACTGACCGAGCAGACGACATGCAGACGGGCGCTCTTAACTCGCATGTGAGGAAAACATGGCTCAAACTACTTTCTCCGGTCCAGTTAAGGCTGGAAATATTTTTAATACCACCGGTACTACGGTCGGTACTAATGTCGCTAACGTAGGCTTTGTTGTCATGGGGCAATCGGCCGTCATCGACATCATCGGCGCAACATCAAACAACCAAGTTGTTGCCACAATCCCCGCTGGTTCTCAAATTGTTGACGTGATCTTGAACGTCACGACGGTTAACAATGACACAGGAACGGCAACGGTTGTGGTTGGGACTTCTGCAGATGCAGATGCTTTCATTCCTAGCACCAGTGTAAAAAGCCTTGGCACAACGCGGGGTACTTTGGACGTTGAAGCCACCGATGTTGGAACAACCGACATTCAGGTTTTAGTAGATTTCACCGCTCAAAACGGTGACGGCACAACCGGTGCGGCAACTGTCACAGTTCTTTACTTACAAGCCCGCGACCTTCTCTAATTAGGAGGCCGTTATGGGCTTTTCAAGTGATGTAAAAAGCACGCGACTTGCAGCAAGTGGCGCTATTTTTGGTGGCCGTTCGCGCATTAAGGGTATTTACATTGTTCCAAGCTCCAACGCAGGATCCGTTGTCATTCGTGACGGTGGATCAGGCGGCACGGTTGTAGCCACAATTGATACTGTAGCTAATGGGACAACGGTCTATCTTCATATTCCTGAAGATGGGCTGCTTTGCACAACCAGTTCTTATGCAACATTAACTAATGTAACCGCTATTACGGCGTTCTACGCCTAAGGAAAAATTATGATGAAAATGAATATGCGCCGTAAAAAGTCAGGCATGAACATGGATAAAGACATGAGTTATGCCAAGTCAACCAAAAAAGGCATGATGGGTGACGATATGATGGGTATGGATACGATGCCTGTTCGCAAGATGGGCGGTGGAATGATGGCCAAAGGTTATAAAAAAGGCGGCATGACCACTGTTACCTCTCGCGGTAACGGTGCAGCGCGTTCAAAGAAAACTTACATTTGCTGATGTTATGGGCCGCCACGAAAAACCGATTAAAACATCGGTTAAATCTGGCAATTTTCGGCCTACAAAGGCCGGAGCTGGGATGACGGAAAAAGGTGTTAAGGCTTATCGTCGCGCTAATCCAGGAAGCAAATTGCAGACTGCTGTAACTGAGGATAATCCAAGCGGTTCCCGGGCAAAAAGACGCAAATCATTTTGCGCTCGTTCTGAGGGACAGATGAAGATGTTTCCTGAGGCAGCAAAAGACCCAAACAGTCGCCTTCGTCAAGCAAGGCGTAGATGGAAGTGTTAAAACTATGGAACCTTGGATTTGGAACATTGTCATTTCTGTTGTAGTAGGAACAATTAGCTGGTTTTTAAAAGACTTTGCTGAGGAAGTTAAGCGTTTAAATAAACTTCTGAACCAAACGAGAGAAGAAATGGCTAAGGAATATGTTACAAAATCCGAGGTTCATGCAGATATAAATCGCGTTCTTGATCGATTAGAACGTTTAGACGTAAAACTAGATCGTTTGATGGAGAGACGCCGTGCCAACGACGAGTGAAAAACAGAAAAAATTTATGCTCGCTATTGCAAACAGCCCTAAGTTTGCTAAAAAAGTAGGCATTCCGACCTCCGTAGGTAAGAAAATGGTCCGCGAAGACAAAAAAGCGGGGCGATTAAGTGAAGGTGGCTCGATCAATCGTGTTGGCGATGCTGTTTTGCCTGACAGACGTGATCCCGACATTGGTAAAATGATCAAAGAAGTTAAGGTGCCCACCAAGTTGCAGTCTGGGGGCAAAGTCAGTTCGGGTGTTTCTCGTCTTAAACGATCCAGGATGCGATAAATGCCCACCTCCGGCACAGCAACATTCAACCTTGAGTTTGATGACATCATCGAAGAGGCTTTTGAACGCTGTGGCTTGGAGTCAAGGACCGGCTATGACATGCGGACCGCCGCCCGATCCATGAACTTGATGTTTGCTGATTGGGCTAATCGTGGTTTAAATCTTTGGACCATTGAACAACGGTCTTTGTCACTTACTCAAGGAACCCCTCAGTACAGCCTTCCCGACGATACGGTAAACGTTCTTTCCGCTGTGCTGCGAACGGGTAGCGGTAGTCTTCAGCAAGACATCACTTTAGATCGGATCAGTCAAAACGAATACCTGCACATGCCCAACAAGCTTGTGCAAGCTCGTCCCGCGCAGTATTACGTCCAACGTACAACCCCGGCGCAGCTTTTTGTTTACCCGAATCCCGATGGCGCTCAGGTTTACACTTTTCGGTACTACACCGTGCGACGGATTCAGGATGTGGGCGCGTTGACCAATACGGCCGATGTTGTTTTTCGTTTTTTGCCGGCATTGGTTGCCGGGTTAGCGTACTACATTGCTTTGAAAAAGGCTCCTGATCGCGTGCAATTACTCAAGGGTTTTTATGAGGAAGAGTTTGCCCGCGCCGCTATGGAAGATCGTGACATTGCCAGTGTGTTTTTAACCCCCAATCTTGAATATGGAAGCTAGTCATGGGTGGCTATGCTTCCGGCAAATATTCACAGGCAGTCTGTGATCAATGCGGGTTTCAGTACCCACTTAATAGCCTGAAGAAGGAATGGACCGGTTTTAAGGTTTGTCAGGAATGCTACGAGCCAAAGCATCCGCAGCTTGAGCCGCTTCGTTATTCGGGGGATGCGATTGCTGTGTATGAGCCCAGGCCTGACCGAATTGAACCGGTGACTATTTTTGTGGGATCGCCAGGAAGTTCTCTTTTTGGATCCGTAGGCATGCAGCCTGAACCTGTCGCGCAGGCTATCATGCCTGTTGTTGAACTAGGAAACGTAACGGTAACTGTGACATGAACTACGCCGAGCTTGTGACTCAGATCCAGGATTACATGGAAACCACGTTTGACACGGATAGTGTCAACACGTTCATTCGTCAAGCAGAGCATCGCGTCTACAACACGGTTCAAATCCCCTCTTTGCGAAAAAACGTGACGGGGTCTACCTCACTAAGCAACAAATACCTGCAGTGCCCTTCAGACTTTTTGTCTGTATATAGTGTTGCCATTATCAAGGCCAACGGGGAGTATGTTTACCTGCTCAATAAGGATGTGAACTTCATTCGGCAGGTTTATCCCACGCCTACGAGCACCGGACAACCTAAGTATTACGCCATTTTTGGCCCCGATTACCCCACTTTTCCCAATGAATTGACTTTTATTCTTGGGCCAACACCTGACGCTTCTTATGGGGTGGAGCTTCACTACTTTTACAAGCCTGAGTCGATTGTCACGGCAAACACCACATGGCTCGGCGATAACTTTGACAACATCTTGCTTTATGGCGCGTTGCGAGAGGCCTACCTTTTTATTAAAGGTGAGCAGGATCTTGTGGCGAATGTTGAAGCCAAGTATCAAGAAGCTATGGCCTTGTTGAAACAGCTTGGCGATGGTAAAGAACGCCAGGATGCTTATCGTTCTGGCCAAGTTCGTTATCCGGTGCAATAAATGGCAATCGTTCAAACTCCTTGCACCAGTTTCAAGCTTGAGCTTGGTCAGGCTATTCACAACTTTGATGCCGTGGGCGGTGATACGTTTAAAATTGCGCTTTACTACAGCACCGCCACGCTCAATGCGAGCACAACGGTTTACACCTCTGCAGGGGAAGTGGTAGGCACAGGG